CACGAGTTCGCGCTCAATCTGCTCGAGGGTCTTCCCCTTGGTTTCGGGGAGACGTGCCACGAAATAGAACAGGCATACGGCGCAGATGGCGGCGTAGATCCAGAATGTGCCGTAGCTGCCGAGACCGGCATTGAGAAGCGGGAAGGAATAGGTGAGACTGAAGCATCCGGCCCAGAGGGCGAAGGTGCAGACGGCCATTGCGATGCCGCGCACACGGTTGGGGAATATTTCGGCGAGGAGCACCCAGGTGACGGGTCCGAGCGTCATGGCGTAGCAGGCGATGGCGGCCACCACGAGGACCACCATGAAGAAGCCGGTGACGTGGAAGTAGTAGCACGTGCCGAGCACGGCATAGATGGCGGCGAGACCGCCCGCTCCGGCGAGCATCAGGGCGCGCCGCCCGATGCGGTCGACCGTATAGATAGCCACGAAGGTGAATACTACGTTGGTGATGCCCGTGAGAACGATGTTGAAGAGCATGTCGCCCAGATCGAAGCCGGCGTTGGCGAATATCTCCTGCGCGTAGTTGAAGATTACGTTGGTGCCGCACCACTGCTGGAACACGGCGGCGATTACGCCCAGCAGAAGCACGGGGCGCATCCCGCGGCTGAAAAGCGTCTTCAGGCCGCCCGACTCGCCGGCGGGAGCGGCAGTAGCCTCGATGGTGGCGAGCTCGGTGGCGGCATATGCGGCGCCGCCTACATTCTTCAGTACGGCGTGAGCTTCGCCGTGGCGACCCTTCATGGCCAGCCAGCGCGGACTCTCGGGGATGAAGAATACCATTATCATGAATGCCGCGGCAGGTATGACCTCGCCCCAGAACATCCAGCGCCATCCCATGGCGACATTCCACGAATCGGCGGGAGGTGCTGTCAGACCGGCGGGGATGGGGTCGGCAATCAGAAGATTGGCTATCTGCGCGGCGAGAATGCCGAGCACTATCGTAAGCTGGTTGAGCGACACGAGACGTCCGCGTATGGCCGAGGGCGACACTTCGGCGATATACATCGGCGAGAGTCCGGAAGCGATGCCGATGGCCACGCCTCCGATGAGGCGCGCTACAAGAAATGGCGTGAAGGTGTCGACGGCACCTGTGGCGTAGGCCGACACAAGAAACAGTATCGCGGCCATAATGAGCATCGGCTTGCGGCCGGCGCGGTCGGCGAGCCATCCGGCCGTCATGGCGCCTACAAGGCATCCGGCTATGGCGATACTCATGGCCAACCCCTGGAGCGAGGGGGAGGTCTCGATGCCGAAAAACACTTCGTAGAAGGGTTTGGCGCCACCGATTACCACCCAGTCGTAGCCGAACAGGAGGCCGCCCATGGCCGAGACGGAGCAGATGAAATAGACAAATTTACTGTTGAGATTTTTCATGGCATGAAATAGGTTAAATACCTGATGGTTTTCTTTTCACCGCAAAGTTACGGCGCTTTTCCACTAAGGGAAATGTATTATTCGACGAAATAGATGGACGATTTTATTATTTTATCCGTAACTTAGCACTGTAAACGCCACATCTTTGTTTTGCTCATGAAACTGAAGGACGGATTCGTGGGCGAGCGTACGCTCGTTCTCCCCAAGATTATTATCGATCAGGCGGTCGACGACCCGCTGCTGGCCGCGCTATACATTACCGATATAGGGTATTACCCGCGTGCGTCGCACCATTTCCGCGAACGGCTGGACCCTATCGGGCAATATGTGTTCATCTATTGTGTGGAGGGGCACGGGCGCATGGTGCTTCGTGGAAGTACCCATGAGGTCGGCCCGAACAGCTATTTCATTTTGCCCCCCGGCGAACCCCACTCCTATGCCGCTGCCGACTCCGATCCCTGGACAATCTATTGGATTCATTTCAGCGGATCGCTTGCGCCGCTTTATGCCGAGGGTGCGTCTACGCCGCGCGAAGTGGATCTCAATGCCGACTCGCGCATCCATACTCGCATCAATCTCTTTGAGGAGATTTTCAACACGCTCTCGGCCGGTTTTTCCATCGAAAACCTCGGGTTCGCCACGTCGCTGCTCCACCACTATCTGGGGTCGCTGCGGTTTATAAGTCAGTATCGCCGTGCGATTCGTCCGGCTCCGGTTTCGGCAGTCGACCCGGTCGATGCTGCACTTCATTTCATGACCGAAAATATTGAGCGGACGCTCACACTCGGTTCGGTAGCGAACTACGCCGGAATTTCTCCGTCGTATCTTGCGGCGGCTTTCCGCCGGCGCACCGGCCACGCCCCGATGGCATATTTCAATATGCTGAAAGTAACTGAGGCATGCCGCCTGCTGGATGAGACATCGATGCGCGTCAACCAGATATGTCATAAAGTTGGCATCTCCGACCCGTATTACCTCTCACGTCTGTTCTCGCGTATAATGGGAATGTCTCCTCAGGCTTACCGCAACCGCGTGAGGACGTGATTTCTGTTTGTCGGTTTTCAGTCGTACTGCTTCCGGTGACGCCCTCCGGCACCCGAACGAAAAATATATGACTATTTACTGAACTCCTCACCTTCGCAGATCCGGCACTACGACATCGCCTCTCCGAGGCTTAGATGCTGAGGACCCTCTCTACCCCAGGCTCGGCCTACGGCCTTACCTGGGGTCGCAGACGATTTCGGCCCTCCGGGCCTCAGAGTATAAAATTGATTAGTGGAGATGGGAAAATGTAGATAGTCATTAAAAAATATTTCAAAACTCTTTGTCGTTTCAAAAAAACTCTCTAACTTTGCAACGCAAAAGCGAAAAGGCGTCGCAAAGACAGAATTCGCTGAAGCATCAACGAAGACTCCGTAGCTCAGTTGGTAGAGCAACTGACTCTTAATCAGTGGGTCGAGAGTTCGAGCCTCTCCGGGGTCACAACATTTGGAACTCAACTACTTGCAAATCGAGTAGTTGAGTTTTTTCGTTATAGGTATTTTGTCCACATATTGGCCACCGGGCTGAAATCACATAGAGACTTCAAGATTAAGCGGACGGTGAGAGAGACCTTATATCGGCGACAATTTTTTACCCATAGAATCATAATATAACCGTCATATATGGGGCACAAAACGAAGCGTGCAACGGAGTGTAACACGGTAAACGGCTGAATTTGGGCGTTTTGATTGGTCGAAAGGTCGATAAAGGTTTACGCCAAAAAGTTTACATAGGTTTACATTTGGTTTACATTTGGGGGTAAAAAAGTTTACACGCGAGTTAATCTAACGTGTTGATATGTTTGCATCTACTTTACATGATGTCTTAAAATAGTGTGATTATAGTTGTTGTGAGCCGTCGATATTGTGTAAAGGTGGAGATTGGGTCTAAATGTATTATAACGCCATTCTAACGCCGGGTTGGATGTAACACGTGAAATTTTAACATTTCGGGCAAATGTAACATAAAATTAGGACGTTTGAGACAATTAGGGTTTTATAAGTAGTTGATTTATAATGGTACGGCATTTTTGTACGTTTCGTTTTATGTTAAAATGTAACAAAGGTATTCAAGTGGAGTGTCATTTTAACATTTGAGTGGCAGTTCGGCGGAATTGTTAATTATCCTTTTTGTCATATTTCCCGATTTGGGCAATTATTGCTTTTACGGTCTTTGTTGTCTTTGTCTCCGGCTCAAACATTTCAAGCATCTCTAAAATGCCGGATAGTTCTTTTCTCAAATTTTTCAGATACGTTTCATCCTCACGGAAGCGCAGATATCTTTCAAAGTATTCTTTAATTTCAGGTTTATTCTCAAATCGGTTAATTGTCATGCGTGAAACGCCGAAATATGCTGCCAAATCATTTTTCTTGATTATTCCCTGCCGATGTGCCGCCACATAGTTTTGAAGCGTCAGAGGCGGCAATAAATTGGCTGTATGGGCTTTTATTACCCGGTTGACATAATAAACGCTTACGCCGATGTTTTCGGCGATTTCCTCCGGCGTAAACACGCCGTATTGAGCGATGATGCGTTCTTTGGCTGTCATTGGAATAAAACCGCTCGGTGGTGAGACGTTTCGCCGGGCGGTTTTGGGATAAGTGAGAATGTGCTTATTTGATTGTTACCGACAACTTTGCGGCTTTTTTGTCGTTGGCTGTTGCCAATGCCTCGATGAGTTCGCGCATGGTTATGAAAGCGCAGTGGAGTTGGTCGGTGAGGTTTGTTTCTCCATCGTTACCGAAGAGTGCTTCGGTTGCGTGGAAGTAGATTGTCTGGAGGTCGTTGCGTATCTCTTCCGGGTTGTTGGAGTCAACCATGACCTTAATAAGATCGTCGAGATTGTAGCGGTTGGCACTTTGCGCCACTCTTGCCACATTGTCACAAACTGAGTTCATAACTGTTAATTTTTAGGAAGTTAAATAAAAAAGCAGCCCTTAGGTGTCCTACGCTATTAACAGTTAACAAGCGCCGGGGCGTTTCCGCGCTCCGCACCATAGGCCGCAAATATCTTTTAGGGGAATTGCTTAAGAGGTTCATAACTGTTAATTTTTAGGATATGCGAAATTACCAAATTATTCTGACATACCAAAATTTCAAGGGCAAAAATAATAAGTCTGCAAGGCTTTCACACAAAAAGTGTGCAATCATTGCATAGAAGTGTGCAACCGTTGCACACTTTTTGGGCTGTTTCAATAAGAGGTTATAATTTTGAGCCACAAAACATTAACAACCGCAAAAATATGGCAAACAACAAATTTACCGTATCGGATGAGACGCTTAACAGCTATGGTAGCGTTGTTCTCACTTCCGGCATAAACATTGCCCGGTTTCAGCGCAACCCGATAATGCTTTATATGCACGACCGAGACAAAGGCGTCATAGGCCGCTGGGATAGCATCACCAAGGAGGGCGACAAACTGACCGCCGTGGCGGTTTTTGACGATGCCACGGAACTGGGCGCAAAAGTCAAGCATCAAGTCGAAAGCAGCTTTCTCCGCAGTGCATCAATAGGCATAGAGAACTGCAAATGCGAGACAATCAACGGAGTGCAGACAATCGTGGAATGTGACTTGATTGAAATATCAATCGTTGACGTTCCTGCAAACGAGAATGCCGTCAAGTTGTTCAAAAAGGGTTGGAAGCCCGTTAGAACGCTGTCCGAACTGCAAAAGGATGAGCCTAACAAGGACAACGCAGACGGCACACTCAGAACGCGCATAATTGACGTTTTGGGGCTTCCGGAGACAGTGACGGACAAGGACATTATCGAACATATCAAAGCACTGTTAAACGAGCCATCAAGCGTTGAAAAGGAAGTCGAGGAAGCAATCAATAACGGCCTTTTAGCAGCGTCAGACCGCAAAAGTTTCATGGCGATGGCCAAAGGAAACATAAAGGCTTTTCGCGGTTATTGCAAGGGCCGCAGGGAGTCTCAAAAGGCTGAAATAGAACGGCTGTTGGATAAAAACCAAAATAAAGTAATGCCGATGGAGCGCGCCACGTTCCGACATATCGGCGAGCGTCTCGGAGTCGAGGTTCTTCGCGGTGTTCTGGACTCCATGCACGGCCCGGCACTAATTTCGGAGGTTATCAATCTGCCGGATGACAAAAGCCGTTGGACGCTTGAAATGTACCGTAAATATGCCCCGGACGAACTCCGCGACAATCCGACACTTTACAAGCGGTTGGTCGAGCAGGAACGCGGACGCGGCGCAGTGGTAAAAGATTTGGACTACTACCGCCGGAACGAGCCGGACTATTTGGCCGCGCACCCCGATTTATATATGCAACTTATTGAAAACGAACAAAAACGCAAATAAACATGGCACTGAACAAAGAGGTTTGGTTAAACCAAATCAAGGAGGGATTTTATCCCGATGACAGTTTCTTGCAGAAACTTGTGAACTATAACGGCTTTGTGGAAAACAACAAGATACACATTGGCTCGGCAGGTATTGACCCCAAAGTGTTGATTAACAATACTACATACCCTATTGCAGTTGTCGGACGCGATGACGATGACAACGAAATCACTCTTGACAAGTTCGAGACTGAAAACACAAGAGTACGCCGCCCGGACGCTATCGAGTACAGCTACGATAAACTTGAAAGCGTTATCCGTCAGCACCGCAGCACATTACGCAAGGCCGTGACGATGAAAGCGGCACACGCCATTGCTCCTCAGTCCGACACGTTCGACACTCCGCTTGTAGTCACCACCGGGGAAGTTGTCGGCAACCGTCACCGTCTGACTTTCGCCGACATACTCGCGCTCAAGGAACGTTTCGATGACGCGGACGTTCCGATGGATCGCCGTTATCTGGTATTGCACCCGAAACACGTTTCCGACCTGTTGCTTGAGGACTTGAAAATTTTCAAGGACTTGACCAACATCACCGATGGCGAGCCGACAAAGTTTGCCGGGTTCGGCTGTTTCTCGTGTTCGACAATGCCGACATATACCACCGACAAGGACGGCGCATTGATAAAGGTCGCATATTCGACAGACGCAACAACACGCTTTGCAAGCGTGGCATTTTATGCCGATGAGGTGTTCAAGGCTGACGGCGAAATGTATATGTACGCCACCTATGACGACCCGAAAGAACGCGCTACTATCGTAGGCTTTGACAAACGTTCCATTGTGCTGCCTATCCGTGGAAAGGGCATTGGCGCGATTGTAAGTGCCGAAAAGAGTGCATAAACGCAATAATGCCAATCAAATAAGACCATTGCTCCACTATGCCGAAAACCATTCCCAAAGGCAATTCCTATGCCGCGAGAGTAAAAGCAGTGAATGAGGTATATGACCGACACGCAAAAAGCGGCATAAGCAACCGCGACATTTGGCGGCGTTACATATACCCTCAGTTCGGCATAGCGGAGCGAACGTTATACAATTATTTGAAACGCAGTGCGTTTATATGATATACAAGCACCCGGGAATGGCGAGC